ATGGGCAACTCTTGCTAATACCGCTAGCACTAACACATATGTTGGGACACTGACACAAGCTAATGTTGGTATTTTGCAGGCTGGTCTTGGTTCAACATATTCGTTTGCTCAAAGAGATGTCTCCGCTACAGCATTGACTGGTGGCGAAGTCGTTCTTGCTTTCGTTTCCCCAGCTGGTGGTTCTGGTCTTCAGAATATCGATCTCTCTTACTTCTTCCCGCTGTATAATACGGTATCTGGTGCTACTCCGGACATTCTAACTGTTGCTGTTACAACAGCTGGTACTGCTGCTAACGTCGGTTGCCATATTATTGGCCAAGAAGCTATGTCATAAGGAACTACCATGTATCTAATCACCGAAACAGTCCAAGATATTCGTATCATCAAAGAAGCTCGTGAAGACGGCAAAAAGAACATGTATCTTGAAGGTATCTTCATGATGGCCAATTCTCCTAATAGAAATGGTCGTATTTATGAAGACAAAGTTCTTCGTCCTGCTGTTGAGAAATATGTAGAGCAATATGTAAACAACAATCGTGCTTATGGAGAACTCGGTCACCCACAAGGTCCAACGATTAACCTTGATAGAGTTTGCGTTAAGCATGAATCTCTAACATGGGATGGTGATCATGTTATCGGAAGAGCCAAGGTTGCTAGCACACCTATGGGCGAAATTGTTAAAGGTCTTATTGAAGACGGATTTGAATTGGGCATGTCTTCAAGAGGCATGGGTTCCGTAGCAAAAAATAGCAGCGGCATTGCTGTTGTTGGTCCAGATTTTATGCTGGCAACTGCAGCTGATGTTGTCGCTGATCCTTCAGCACCAACAGCGTTTGTCAAAGGCATTATGGAAAATGTCAGTTGGATATTTGACGCTGCTGGTAATAACTGGAGAGCACAAGAGTTTATTGAAGATACGAGAAAGACACTCCATAAGTCTACTGTATCTGCTATCAATGAAAACAGTATCGCGATTTTCGAGCAATTTTTGAATAAATTGTCTAGAAAATAATTAAAATATAAATAAGAAATAAGAATTTCTCTCAAAGGAGTTTAACAATGGCGACTAGAAAAAACATTGTTGAAGATGCGCAACTCGACGAGTTTACATCTTCTTCAGGTAATGGGGTTCTCCCAGAACCATCAATTAATGGTAGTGCACATCGTGCAGCTGACCAAAGCACAGGTGAAACATCATATTCGATGACAACCAAAGCTGAAGTTCTTGCTGCTCTAATGCACGACCTCCAAGCTCGTGGTAAAGACGAACTGTTCGATATCTACCATGCTGCTACAACTGCAGACAATCATCGTCCTGCTGACAGTGGCGGTTCGGGCGAAACATATGACGGTGTTACTCATTCGTCAACAGCAGTTAAGCCTACTTTCCAAACAACAATGCCTCGTAATCAAGGCGCGATCAATGCTAAAGAAGATGTTTCGGATATCTTTGGTGGTGCAGAACTATCAGAAGAACTGATGTCAAAGGCTGCTACAGTTTATGAAGCTGCTGTAAATTATCGCATCTCGATTGTTGAAGCTCGCCTGGAAGAACAATTTACAGAAGCTCTACAAGAAGCTATCGATCTGGTTCATGAAGAAGTTGTGGAATCAGTTGACAAGTATATGTCATATGTTGCCAAAGAATGGATGGAAACAAATCAGCTGGCAGTAGACAATGGTCTGAAAGCTGAAATGGCTGAAGAACTCCTTCTTTCTCTGAAGGAAACCTTTGAATCCAACTACATTGATGTTGCAAACGAAAAAACTGATGTACTGGCTAACATGGCAGAAGAAATCGATAATCTGAAGGCTCGTTTGTCTGAAGAATTCGAAGCAAGAATTGCTCTTGAAAGCGAACTTGAAGAATCTCGTATCACCGATCTCGTTGCTGAAATGACTGATGGTATGACTGTTTCGCAGAAAGAGAAGTTTATCTCTCTTGCTGAAAATATCAGCTACTCTTCAGTTGATGAATTTAGCAACAAAGTTGAAACCATCAAGGAAACTTATTTCTCAGGTAAGTCTTTCAGCAATGCCGCTGCCGAACCTCTAACCGAAGATTTTAATGATGATGTGGAAGTAAAAACCGTTCCTGCTAATATGAAAGCATACGCTGATTCACTTTCAAGAATTTCTAAATAATAAATAATATACAACTCAAATAAAGAAATAGGGAGTTTACCGATGAACTTTAATCACGAAATCCAAGAAAAGTGGAGTGCTATTCTTGAGCACGACGCTCTTCCAACAATCGCTGACAAGAACAAGCGTGCAGTTGTTGCTCAACTTCTTGAGAACACCGAACGTGCTATGATCGAAGAAAGTGCTCAGGGCGGTCAAACCTCTCTGATGACTGAAGCTTCGGGTACTATTGCCACTTCACTTGCTGGCGGCGTAGCTACATACGATCCAGTTCTTATCTCGCTCGTTCGTCGTGCGATGCCAAACCTGATCGCTTATGATATCTGCGGCGTTCAGCCAATGACTGGTCCAACTGGTCTTATCTTCGCTCTGCGTCCACAATACGACTCGCAGTCGGGTGCTAACGCATTCTACACCGAAGCTAATACTGGCCAATCTTCTTATGGTCTTGGTGCTGTTGGTAATACTACCCTCGGCAACTCGGGCGGTAACTGGGGTGGTATCTACGGTGTTAATACTTCTACCACAACTTCTGGTTCTACTACTACGTACAACTTCGCTGGCGGTACAGGTACTGCACAGGCTGAAGCTCTTGGTTCGGCATCGAACGCTGACTTCAACCAGATGGCGTTCAGCATTGATAAGGTAACTGTTACTGCCAAGTCACGTGCTCTGAAGGCTGAATACACAATCGAACTGGCACAAGATCTCAAGGCAATTCACGGTCTTGACGCTGAAACAGAACTGTCAACAATTCTGTCTTCGGAAATTCTTGCTGAAATCAACCGCGAAATCGTTCGTACTATCAACCTGACAGCTACTCAAGGTGCTGCTGATACAACAACAGCTGGTACTTTCGATCTCGACATCGACTCAAACGGTCGTTGGTCAGTTGAGAAGTTTAAGGGTCTGATGTTCCAAATCGAGCGTGAAGCTAACGCAATCGCAAAGAATACCCGTCGTGGTAAGGGTAACATCCTGATCTGCTCTTCTGATGTTGCTTCGGCTCTTCAGATGGCTGGTGTTCTGGATTATGCTCCTGCTCTTAACTCGAACAACCTCCAAGTTGATGACACAGGCAATACTTTTGCTGGTGTTCTTAACGGACGTATTCGCGTTTACATCGATCCATATGCTGCTGGTAACTTCATGACAGTTGGCTATAAGGGTGCTTCTGCATTCGACGCTGGTCTGTTCTATTGCCCATACGTTCCACTACAGATGGTTCGTGCTGTTGGACAAGATTCCTTCCAGCCTAAGATTGGCTTCAAGACTCGTTACGGCGTTGTTGCGAATCCATTCTCACGTGGTGCAAACGGTTCGGACGGAACTCTCGTTCAGAACGTCAATGTTTACTACCGTCGCGTGCTCGTAACAAACATCCTTTAAGGATTGGTTCGAGTTTAACTTTGATTTGGGCGGGGAGAAATCCTCGCCCATTTCTTTTTGGGCTTGACTTTTTTTCTAATAAATAGTATACTGATAATTGGAGAAACCATTAATGTCCGCTTTAGATCACAGACCACCAAATCCAAATTTGTTATCCGAAGTTGGATTCAGTTTCGAAATTAGTCGTGCACCGAACTTCAACTATTTTATTCAGAAAGTTGACTTTCCTGGAGTAACTCTTCCTACAGTATACAAACCTAACCCATTCGTTAGAGACACGGTTCCTGGTGATCAAATAGCATATGACACTCTAACAATCCATTTTAAAATGGATGAAGATCTTCGTGGATATTTCGAATTATATAACTGGATAACTGCTCTTGGTTTCCCAGAAAGTTTTGAACAATCTGCTGCAATCTATCACAGACCTGTATGGGATAAAGATTCCGTATATTCACAAGGCTCTCTGATCATCCTAAATAACAAAATGACTCCAAACATTAGAATTACGTTTGAAGATATGGTGCCAGAAAGATTATCTGGCTTTACTCTACAAACAGATTCTAATGACATTAATTATATCACAGCATCCGTAGACTTCAATTATCTTCTGTATAAATACGAATATGTGTAACAACTAACCATAAAGGTATATTATGACTCTTGATGATGTTTTTGAACACTGGTCTGAAGATTCTAAAATCAGTAAGACCGACCTTGATGATGAATCCTTGAAGATTCCTCTTCTACACAGCAAATACCTTAAATTCTACACTACAGAACGTATGTCCCTCATGCGTCTCGAGGCAGAGTATAAGACTCTGTTCAAACTAAAAAACGAATATTTCTCAGGATCTCTTGATATGGATACAATCAAGCAGAATGGTTGGGAACCCAATCCAAAACTTATCCTGAAAACTGACCTAAATATGCATATAGAAGCTGATAGACAAATTCAAAATATGTCTTTGAAGATTGGATTACAGCGCGAAAAGGTATCCACCTTAGATTCTATTATCAAGAATATTATTAATCGTGGATTCCAGATATCTAATGCAATCAATTATATGAAACTTATGAACGGTATTTAATGAGCAATATCCATCTCAAATTTTTAACTCATACGCACTGTCAGGTTGTTACCGACAAAGGAACTCTGATGGAACTTGCGGATGCTTTGACATGGAAGGCTGAGAACTACAGGTTTCACCCGAAATACAAAGCTAAAATTTGGGATGGTAATATCTCTCTGGTGAATCGCATCACTGGAGTTTGCTACGTCGGACTAGCCCAGAGAATTAAGAAATTCTGCGACCAGCGCCAATACAACTTTACCTTTGACTCAGAACTATACCACGACAATATTTCAGTCAAAGAAGTAGAAGAAATGATCTCGACTCTCGATCTGCCTTCTTGGGTTGAGACGAGAGAATATCAGATCGATGCTGTGGTAAAATCTCTTCGCTCGCGCAGGAGAACATTGGTTTCTCCGACAAGCTCAGGCAAATCTCTGATGATCTATTTCATTATGCAGTGGTATAAGAAAAAGACATTAATCATTGTTCCTACCATTGGTCTAGTCACTCAGATGAAAAGTGACTTCGAGAGCTACGGATACAAGGGCGAGATCCATGTTTCTACTGGTGGTCTGTCAAAGGATCTAGACATTCCTGAAGATATTGTTATTACAACATGGCAGTCACTTGACAACGGCAAGAGCAAGGTCAACAAGAAATGGTATGATCAGTTTCAAGTCGTAATTGGCGATGAATGCCATGGTGCAAAAGCTACTACTCTAATTAAGATTCTCTCTGCTATGGAGAATACACCATACAGATTTGGCACAACAGGAACCCTAGATAATATTGAACTGAACAAGGCTACGATCGAAGGACTGTTTGGTGCGCAATATAAAACAACTACGACTCGATCTTTGATTGATCAAGGTCATGTGGCTGATATTAAAATCAAATGCATTACGCTAAAGTATCCTGATGAAATCGCTAAACAGTTAAGAGGTAAGACTTATCAAGAAGAAATTGATTTTCTTACCACATACGAGCCAAGGAATGAATTTATCAAGAACCTTGCTCTTTCGCTCAAAGGCAACAAGCTAGTATTCTTTAGACTAATTGATCATGGAAGAGATTTATATGATAGGCTATCTGATAATCCTGATGTTTTTTATATCGCTGGTGATGTTGGCGTTTCTGATCGAGAAGACATTCGGAAGTCCATCGAAGATAAGCAAAATGCTATTTTGGTTGCTTCGTTAGGAACCACCTCTACGGGTGTGTCTATCAAAAAACTGCACCACATGATTGCGGCATCTCCATCCAAGTCGAAAATTAAAGTTCTACAGTCCATCGGTCGTATGCTGCGTCAACACGAAACCAAAGAACATGCTGTATTATACGACATTGTGGATGACCTAAGTATCAAGTCCCATAAAAACTATACTCTGAAGCATTTTGAAGAACGTGTCAAAATCTACGATTCAGAGAAATTTAATCACAAGGTATATAATGTTCGGATTTGAAGAAGAAATGGAAATGGATACTGTTCTGATAAGACTTATTAATAATGATAGGATTATTGGCCAGATAATTAGTGCCGACAAAGATGTCATAGCCATCTATGCTCCAATGTTAATCGAAACTCAAATTGTTGAGGATAGAGTTGATTATGCAATGTCACCTTATGATCCTCTGTCAAGCACAATGATGGCCATCATGAGACATGATCTTATTATGACTGTGACAGTACCAAAACCGAAAGTTATCGAGAATTATAATGAATCTTGGCCATCCTTCTATCCTAACATCGCTGATGTCAGAAAGAAAATGAAGGAGAAGGCGGCACAAGAAAACGGGGAAGAGTTTCTAGATCCGGAGAAGGTCAGTGAAATGTTTAAGAGTATACTCAGCAACTCAGTCCCAATCAACAAGAAGAAACTTCATTAGTTTTAAAGGGCTACACCCTCTTATAACTCGAAACAGGTAAAAAGTCAAGTCTTATTTTTAGAGTTTGATGATATTTTTTTCTTGCTATATTATCCGTTTGGGGGTATAGTGATAATTGGAGCTTCTTATTACAAGGATTTATTATGGTAGGTAAAAAAGGCACAGGTGCCTATTACATTGATAACAAGCGTTTCTTTGAGGAAATGCAAAAATATAAAAATCTCTGCAATGAAGCAGAAGAATCTGGTGACGAGTATCCTCGCATTCCCAATTATATCGGCGAATGTTTCTACAAGATCGCCACCAAATTATCCAACAAGCCAAACTTCATGAATTATTCCTACAAGGAAGAAATGATTGGAGATGCTATTGAAAACTGCATTCAGTATATTCGCAGTTTCAAACCAGAGAAATCAAACAATCCATTTTCGTATTTTACTCAGGTTGTCTGGCATGCCTTCATTCATAGAATTCAGAAGGAAAAGAAGCAGCAGTATATTAGATACAAAGCTATGGACAATATGATTATAAACAATCAGCATTTTATTCATGGCGCAGACGAAGCATTCTACTCTATTACTCCTGAGATTCATGAGAACACTCAGAGATTTATCTCAACCTTCGAAGACAATATTGAGAAGAACAAAAAGAAGAAAGAAGAGAAGAAGGCTCTCGAAAACTTTATCGAGGATTAATTATGAAAATTGCATTAGTGACAGATACACATTTCGGTGCTCGTAATGACAGCGAAGTTCTTGCGAATCATTTTGACAAGTTCTACTCTGAAGTATTTTTTCCATATCTTTTAGAAAATAGTATCAAAGAAATCGTCCACCTTGGTGATGCTTTTGATCGTCGGAAGTATATCAACTTCCAGTCCCTTTCTAGGTGCAAAAAGTATTTCTATGATCATGTTAGGCATAATGACTTGTACCTGCATCAGATTGTAGGAAATCACGACACTTATTTCAAAAACACAAACGAAGTAAACTCAGCTGATCTTCTGCTAGGAGAGTATTCTAAGAATATATCCGTATACTCTCATCCTGATGAAGTTTTGATCGGTGGTCGCACAATTGCTTTCATGCCTTGGATATGCTCTGACAATTTTGATGATGCAATGAATTTGATTGAGAATTCAAGTGCTTCGGTTCTTATGGGTCATCTCGAACTCAGTGGTTTCGAGATGCATCGTGGAGCTGTTCATAATGGTGGTATGACTGCCGAAGTGTTCTCTAAGTTTGATGTTGTGATGTCAGGACACTTTCACCACAAGTCTAGCCGTGGCAATATTCACTATCTCGGATGTCCGTATGAGATGACATGGTCGGACTATGGCGACCAGAAGGGTTTCCATATTTTTGACACCGAGACAACTGAATTGACCTTTGTTCCGAATCCTCTTGCTTTATTTCACAAAATACAGTATAATGATATTAAGTGGAAGGATGCTGATGAGCTCAATCAATTTGACTTCTCTAAGTTGACGGACACTTTTGTTAAGGTCATCGTAACCAACAAGAACAATCCATACTGGTTTGACCTGTTTATGAACAAGATTGAGAAAGCTAATCCTGCTCATGTTCAGATTGTTGATGACAATTTAAACCTCGACATGGTCGATGATGAAGAGATCCTTGAAAATTTAGACGATACGATGACAATGCTACACAATTCTATCGAGGGTTTGCAGGTAGAAGTAGATAAGAAGAGACTTGATACTCTAATCAAATCTCTATATAATGAGGCAACGAATTTGGCATGATTTTATTTACAAAGATAAGATACAAGAATATCCTGTCGACTGGTAATACCTTTACCGAGATCGATCTAGCCCAGCATCCAACTACTTTGGTTATTGGTCAGAATGGTAGCGGCAAGTCTACATTCCTTGATGCCTTGTCATTCGCCTTGTTCGGTAAACCGTTTCGGAAAATAAACAAGCCGCAGCTGATCAATACAATTAATGAGAAGAATCTTCTTGTTGAGGTTGAGTTTGCCATCGGCACCAAGCAATATATGATTCGTCGTGGTATCAAGCCAAATATATTTGAAATTTGGCAGGATGAAGTTCTGCTAAATCAGGATGCAGCAGCTCGCGACTACCAAGAAGTTCTTGAAAAAACAATTCTAAAGCTGAACCACAAGAGTTTCTGTCAGATTATTATTCTTGGCTCGTCAACCTTTGTTCCTTTTATGCAGCTGCCGACATATCAGCGGCGTGAGATTATTGAAGACCTGCTTGACATTCAGATCTTTTCGACAATGAATACTCTTCTCAAAGAAAAGGTTACTAAAAACAAGTCTGATGTTCAAGAAGTCAAGTATCAGATTGATTTGATTCAAGAGAAACTTGTTCTTCATCGCGACATGATCAAGCGTATTCGCAAGAGTAATGATGATCAAGTCACAGATCTTGAGAATAAAATTGGTGATGCTGAGATCAAGATCAATGACTACGAATCTCTCATCCAAGATAGGATGCGCGAAGAACTTGAACTACGCAACTCTATCTCAGATCAAGAAACTGTCACTAAAAAGCGCGAGACAGTTGTTGGTCTGGTAACATCATTGAATGATAAGATTAAGAAACTCACCAACGAGATCTCCTTCTATCATGATAACGACAGCTGCCCGACTTGTAAGCAGGGTATTGCTCATGAATTTAAAGATGAGACTGTTGAAGCCAAGCGCAAATCATTGGTAGAAACACAGGATGGTCGTTCTCAACTTGACACCAAACTTGAAGATCTTGATGCTAGGGTCTCTGACATCAACGTTATCCTTATGCAGATTGCTTCTATTCAGAGAAAAATATCTGAGTATAACGGTCATATTTCCAGCGGAAACTCCTATATACATGATGCGAAGAAAGAACTCGCTCTTCTCCAAAATAGAAACACTGATGATTCTCACGAAGTTGCAGAACTTGAGAAGCTGAAAGCTGAATGGAAAGAAAAAGAGAAACTTCGCGAAGAACTCCTTATTGATAAGGAAGTCCTTGATGTTGCTGCTGTTCTTCTAAAAGATGGAGGAATCAAAGCAAGAATCATCAAGCAGTATATTCCAGTTATTAATAAGCTGATCAACAAATATCTTGCGATTATGGAACTTCCAGTCGGATTCGAACTGGATGAAAACTTCGACGAAACAATTCGGTCAAGGTTCCGCGATGTATTCTCTTATGCCTCATTCTCTGAAGGCGAAAAGCAAAAGCTCGATCTGGCAATTCTTTTCACATGGAGAGCAATTGCTAAGATGCGCAACAGTTCTAATGCCAATCTTCTAATCATGGATGAAATATTTGACTCCTCGCTCGATGTGAATGGTATTGAACAGCTGGCTACAATTATTGAGAGCATCTCTGGCGACAGCAATGTTTTCATCATCAGCCACAAAGAAAGTATGATGGACAAATTCACCAATATCATTCGATTCGAGAAGGTGAAGGACTTTAGCAGAATTGCAGCATGAACCAATGGATAGAATCCAAAGAAGGAAAGTCGTATTGGTTCCAGCAGTTTTCAAAAGCTGAGATGGAACTGCTGAAAAAGTATCGCGTTGCAATTAGTAGAATGACACACCTAGATTATAGTAGGATTATAAATGAAATTAGTTGATAGTAATGATCCTGTTTTGACACAGGAATGCGAGAAGTTTAATTTTATAAACCCTCAATTAGATATTACAAAGTTTTCTAACGACCTAATCGAAACCATGCATGAAAATCATGGGTTAGGTCTCTCCGCCAATCAGGTTGGTGTTCCTCTTCAAATTTTTACGATGTTCACAGAAACACCTGTTGTCTTTATCAATCCAAAGATTCTTGAGGTTTCGGAAGAAACTATTGAGTTGGAAGAAGGGTGTCTCTCGTTTCCTGGAGATCTAGTAAAGGTCAAGCGTCCTGTTTGGATTATTGCTCGATTTATTCAGATCAACGGCAAAGGTCATACTCAGAGATTTGAAGGTATGACTGCTCGTGTGTTCCAGCATGAATATGACCATATGATGGGCAAGAACATGTTCGATCATATGTCTAAGCTGAAGCAAGGCATGTATCTCAAAAAGAAAATGAAGAAGGCGAAGAATGGATAAATTGAAGACTGCAACAAACTATAAATACAACGAAGGCGAGCTCCTTCAAGAAATCACCAAGTACATTCAAGATACTTACGGTGAACACTATTCCCAAAACAAATATCAAGCAACAGAATTCATCATCGACGGTGGCCACGGAGAAGGCTTCACTATCGGTAATGTTATGAAGTATGCTCAACGCTACAGTCATAAGGGTGATCCCGCCGATTGGCGCAAAGATTTGATGAAGGTGATTCATTACGCCATCATCGCATTACACGTGCATGACCTCCAACATAAAGGAAATTAATATGACAAAGGAAAATACCCTCTCTGTATTCGTTGCACTCGATCGTTCGGGTTCGATGATCGGCGAACGCTGGACTACTGCAATTACTTCGCTGAATGAATATATCAGCAATCTTAAGAAGGAAAAGATTGAAGGTGATGTTTCTATCACTGCATTCGATACTTTCCATGGTGCGCTTGGTACAGAAACTCGTCTTGAAGATATTGTCAAGAACCAGAGCATCGCATATTTTGAACCTCTTAGTCCAAACGTTCTGCAGCCTGGTGGCGGCACTCCTCTATACGATGCAGCAGGTATTGTTATGGATCGTGCTCTCGCCCGCAATTCGGATCGCACTGTTGTTGTGATTCTGACTGATGGTGAAGAAAATGAGTCAAAGGAATATACTCAAGCCAAGATCAAAGACAAGGTAAAGCTGCTTCAAGACAAGAAGTGGGAAGTCATCTTCCTTGGCGCTAACTTTGATGTTGCTCGCTATACTGCATCTGCTGGTCTTGCTTCGACTAAGTTTCGTACTGTCAATTTTGCCGACAAGTTTGCAACAGCAACTATGACTGCCGATCTATGCAGCAACACCGTAGCATATGCTAAAATGGGAACAGCCATGAATATGGCAGATGTTAATCTAAACGTAAACGTAAAGGTAAAGTAAAATTATGGAAATTTCAGTTGATATTAA